GATAAGATACAAAAGTATCCTGATAGTAAATGCAAGATACTAGAGGTATCATGCAAGCTTTATGACAAACCAAACGAAGAACGCTATAGCTATATGGTTATAGAGATGGGTGATAAGAAGCTTATATTGAATGAAGAGTATAATGGTATAGGCTCTAATCCATTTATTGCTTTTAGATGGAGTAAAGCAAGTGGTGAGGTTTATGGTAGAGGCCCTGCTGTTAATGCATTAAGTGCTATCAAGAGTGCCAACCTTACAATCGAATTAGTTCTTGAGAATGCACAGATGGCTATATCAGGCATCTATCAAATGGATGATGATGGAGTTATCAACGTAGATACAATAAACCTAGTGCCGGGAACTGTTATACCTAAAGCACCTAACTCTAATGGATTGCAACCAATAAGAGCAGCAGGCAACTTTGATGTTGCTAACTTGGTTCTTAATGATATGAGAAATAATATTAAGCGTGCTTTGTACAACGATATGCTTGGTGATCCTAACAAGACACCTGCTTCAGCAACAGAAGTTGCAGAACGTATGGCTGATCTATCAAGAAAGATAGGTTCAGCATTTGGTAGATTGCAAGCTGAGATGGTACAGCCAGTATTACAACGTGTAATATACTTGCTAACTAAGCAAGGCAGAATAGAAATACCAACAGTTAATGGCAGGCAAGTTAAGATTAAAAGCGTTTCCCCACTGGCACAGGCACAATCTAACCAAGACATTGTGTCCCTAGATAGGTTCTTAGAAATGGTCGCAGGGCGTTTCGGCCCTGAGGTGATTAACCTCCTAGTCTCCTCAGAAGAAACAGCAATCTATTTAGCCAAGAAATTTGGTGTGCCAGACCAGTTGATCCGTGATGTTGGTGAGAGACAACGCATGGTACAGATGGCACAACAGATGCAACAACAAACAGGAATAGACCCGAATGCAAACCCAAACATCCAAGCACTTGGGGGTTGATGGATACCCTCGCTCCAAGAATAATGATGAGAAAATTTCTTTAGATTTAGCCAGTACATTCAATACTCCCAGTGGACTGGCTACCCTACAATATCTGAAGTCCATAACAATAGAAGCTATAACAGGAGCTAATATAAGTTCTGAAGAGTTAAGGCATCTTGAAGGGCAAAGATATCTAGTGGCATTGATTGCCAAACGAGTTCAACATGCAGAGAGGATAAACCATGGAAGAAACATCAGCAACACCAAGTGAAGCTACTGAAGCACCAGTAGAACAAACAACAGAAACTGTTCAGGCTGAAAGACCTGAATGGCTACCTGAAAAGTTTCAGACACCTGAAGACTTACGTAAATCATATGATGAGTTATCAAGTAAGCTTGGTAAAGGTGAAGAAGAATTACGTGATAAACTATTACAGGAAATGGAAACGGAAGCATTTTCAAGTAGACCTGATGCAGTTGGTGATTACGTATTACCTGAAGTTATAGATGAACAGGCTGCTGTAGATAATGAGTTGCTCGATTGGTGGTCTAACTATTCATGGGAAAATGGATTAAGCCAAGAAGAGTTTGCTGAAGGCATAGAAAAATATGCTACAGCTATTATGGGAACACAGCCTGATCTTGAAGCAGTAGCAAAAGAACTAGGTGACAATGCCAATGAAAGAGTTGAGGCTGTGCAATTATGGATGAATAAGTTCTTTCCCGATCCTGCAATGCAAGAAGCTGTTGCAGAACTGGGTGCAAGTTCAGCAGGTATAAAAGCTTTAGAGCATATCATAGAGCAAACTAAATCAGCTAATGTATCAGGCCCGGGTACGATTGCAGGGCAAGTTACTAAAGAAGATGTGGAAGCCAAGATGAAAGACCCAAGATACTGGCAACAAGGTAGACGTGATCCGGCATTTGTACAGGAGGTCAATAATGAGTGGAAGCGTCTTTACGGGTGAGGGTGATTATGGCATTGCTAAAATAGTAAAGAGCAGGCCAAGTCATGCTGAAAAGCTTCAACATAATTTAAGGGATACTGATTTACGAGAATGCCTGATTGCAGGTGTATCGCCATGGCGAGCATTAATGGAGTCATTACAAGTAGATACGGCAGAAACTTATACTGTTTTATTAAAAGAAGAACCGGTTATGATGTTTGGTGTTGTGCCTCAACATGAATTGGTTGCACGTATATGGATGCTGTGTAGTCCTGTAGTTGAAAGACATCCAAAAACATTTGTCAAATTGTCACCATCTATTGTTGAATACTTTCAGCAAAAGTATTTTTTATTAGAAAATGTATGTCCGGTAGATCATTACAAGACTTTAAGTTGGTTGGAATACCTTGGATTTGGCTTTTTGCCAACTGCTATTTCTAGTAATGGGTACCATGTTTTACGATTTGTGCGTTGTCAAAACCTTTATTATATGCAATCCCTTGAAGATACACGGCCTGTAATAAGCTGACAGCCCTAACGGATAACTGGATGAAGCCGAAAACAGACAACCGATAGCAACCAAAACAACAAACTGCAATGAGCAGGGAAAGGACTAATAATGGCTAATACAATAGATCAAGCCTTTATTAAGCAGTTCGAGTCCGAGGTACATCTTGCATACCAAAGAATGGGTTCAAAGTTAATGAACACTGTTCGTAACGTAAGCAATGTTGCAGGAAGCGTAGTACGCTTTCAAAAAATCGGTACTGGTTCAGCTTCAACTAAATCAAGGAACGGTATGGTTACTCCAATGGAACTAGATCATACTAACGTAGAAGCAACATTAGCAGACTATTATGCTGCTGAGTACATTGACAAGTTAGACGAACTCAAGACAAACATTGATGAGCGTCAAGCTATTGCTACTTCAGCCGCTGCTGCATTAGGCCGTAAGACAGATGAGATTCTTATTACAGCTATGGATGCAGGTGCTAATTCAACTCAGTTACATGACACTGGTAGTGCTGTAGAGAAAGCAGACTTATTATCAGCTTTTGAAACATTCGGTTCTGCTAATTTACCTGAAGATGGAAATAGATATATTGCTATGCATCCAAAAGGATTTGCTGACTTATTCTTAATTAATGAGTTTGCATCTTCTGACTATGTAGGCGATCAGAACTTACCATATGCAGGTGGCATGACAATGAAAGAATTCTTAGGTTTTAAGATTTTTTCAACAACTGCCGTAACTGCCGGTAAGAATATGGCATATCACACTACTGCTGTAGGACTTGGAATCGGTGCTAATGTAACTACTGAGTTAAATTATGTTCCTGAAAGAGTCTCACACTTAGCAACATCAATGATGTCCATGGGTGCTGTCGTAATTGACGACAACGGCATTTATGAACTTCTTGATAACAACTAGTAAGGAGATTTATATATGGCTTATTCTTCTAATGGACTAACACGCATGTCAGGTGGTGGTGGCTACAATATGTGGTACTACTCAAGCACAGATGCGTTATCAGTAGTTCGTGCTTCCGGTTATTTTAATGATGCAGCAGGCATGATGAATGTAGGTGACTTAGTTATCGTTTACGATAGCGATGCACCAACAATCGCATTGTCAGTTGTGTTATCAAATGACGGTACTACTGTTGACATAGCAGATGGTACAGCAATCACAGTAACTGACTCAGATTAAATTATATGACTTCAACGGCATCCAATTCAGCGTTAGACATAGCATCAAGGGCCTTAGTGCTTATCGGTGCAGAGCCAATCACTTCATTTGAAAGTAGTTCAACGGAAGCATTGGTAGCCTCTAACATGTACGAGGATGTCGTTAGGTCGTCTTTGTGTATATGTAGATGGAGATTTGCTACAGAACAGGCAGTTCTTAATCAATTAACAGATACACCTACAGGCAGATTTGATATAGCACATCAGTTGCCAAGTAACTTATTGATGCTACATGCCGTTACAATAAATGATAATAAAATACAGTACACTGTATATGGAGATAAAGTTTTCTCTGACTCAACTACAAATGATACTTTGATAGCTGACTATACTTATAGAGCAGATGAAGTAGACTTTCCATCATACTTTTCTCTTGCTGTTCAGTATTCATTAGCTTCAGTATTTGCAACAGCAATAGCTAGAGATGACAAGCTAATGGAAATGATGGAAGTAAAAGCAGAAAGATTAATGGCTAAAGCTAGAAACCTTGATGGTCAACAGCAAACAACCAGAGTATTATCTACCACGAGGTTTAGAACAAATAGGTTAAGCTAATGGCAAGGATTAGAATACCACAAAACAGTTTCCAATTTGGTGAGATTAGTCCTTCATTAACATCAAGAACCGATTCACCTATATACAAAAACTCAGCAGAACGAGTGCGTAATTTTTTTATACGTGGTGAGGGTGGTGTTACTAAAAGACCTGGAACAAAAAGATGGCATAACTTTGGTAGCAGTCCATCTTATGATTCAGGACTTAGGCAAACAGTTCGCATAGAACCTTTTTCATTTTCAGATGATGAACAATACATAATAGCATTTAGCAATACACGTATAGAAATATTTCAAGTTAGTCCAACTACAGGTGATATATCATCTATACAAGCTCTTACAGGACAGTCTTGGTTAGTTAACACAAGTGCTGCACCATATCTTGAGGAGTATACTTTTGCTCAACAAGGTGATGTTATGTTTATCTGTCATCAAACAGTAGCACCAAGAAGATTAGTAAGGACTGGCTTAACAACATTTACAGTTGAAACATTTAACTTTGAGTCTTCTGTTAACAGTGAACATGTGTTTCAGCCTTATTATCCTTTTCAGGCACTAGGTGTAACTATATCTGCTAGTGCTACAAGTGGAAGTGGGGTAACGTTAACAACTAGTGCTGATTATTTTACATCAGATCATGTTGGTGTGTATTTAAAGGTAGGTAGTGCTGAATGTGAGATAACTGCATTTACAAATGCAACTACAGTTACAGCAACTATTTATGGAACGCTTAGACAGCAATTAGATATAAATGCATTTAAATCTACGGAAGACAGTTCTACTTTAAGAATAACTCATGCGTTGCATGGTCTTGCAGTTGGAGCAAGTATTACTATAGATAGAGCAGGTACTATTGGAGGTGTTTCAATAAACCAAATTAATGGTACACGAACTATTACTGCTGTTATAAGTGAGAATGAGTATGAAGTTACTATGGGTTCTACTGCTAATACTTCAGAAGATGGTGGTGGTAGACCAAGGATTGAAACTGGTGCAGCTACAACTGAATGGCAAGAACAAAGTTATTCTGCTGTCCGTGGTTTTCCTGCAGCAGTTACCTTCCATCAAAACAGGTTATGGTTTGGTGGTACACTAGCACAGCCTGATGGTATATGGGGTAGCAAGTCAGGACAGTATTTTAACTTTGATGTTGGCGATGGTGAAGATAATGATGCATTGGATTTAACTGCAAACGTAGGTGAGATATTTACTGTAAGGCATTTGGTATCCAATAGAGACTTACAGGTATTTACTACAGGTGCAGAACTATTTGTACAAGCACCGGTAGATAAACCAGTTACACCTGCTAATGCACAGATACGTAGACAGACACCATATGGTGCTTCATTTGTAAGACCTTCTGTATTTGATGGTGCTACATTGTTTATACAAACAACTGGCTCGGCTTTGAGAGAGTTTTTATTTACAGATGCTGAACAAGCTTATACTTCAGTAGCTGTGTCAAGCCTTGCACCTCATCTGATACTTAATCCTGTGCAACAAACATCTATTAAAGGTGCATTAAATAGAAGTGAATCATATGCTTTTCTTTTAAACAATGATGGAACTATAGCTGTGTTCTATTCTATTAGAGGAGACAATAAAGCAGGATGGACATTGTGGGATACAGCAGGCAAGTGGCACTCAATATGTAGCGTGTTTGAAAGATTGTTTGTAGTAGCTTCAAGAGATGATGGTTCAGGAACAGACAAGCTTTTTCTTGAAGAGTTTCAGGTTGATATGCCTATGGATTTTTGTGATGAGTTTAGTGCAACAAGTAGTGTCTTTAGTGGTTTAACATCTCATTTTTCAAATGATGCTGTCGTCAAAGCAATTAGTGGTAATGATTATCTTGGAGAGTTTACAATAGCCTCAGGAGAAATAGATGCATCATTAGCTAAATCAAATGTGTCCACTGGCTACATAGGTTATGCATTCGTTCCTCTCATCAAGACCTTGCCAGTGGATGCAGGTATTATTGGTGGGCCACTTACGGGAGAGCCTAGAAGAATTAGTAGAGTTGTTTTAGATTTGTTTTCTACTCTAGCAGTTTCTGTAAATAATAATGATCTTGTTTTCAGGAATGTTACTGATGATATGTCTAATGAAAGAGTACCAGTAACAGGCAAAGAAGAGTTTAGATTAATAGGATATAGTCGTGACCCAAGAGTGAATGTATCACAAAGCTATCCTTTTAGTTTAGATATTAATGGTATGATAGTGGAGGTAGCATTCGGATGAGTTGGTGGATGGTAGCAGGTGCAGTTGTAAGTGCATATGGTGCAATGCAGGCAGGCAAGGCAAGAGCAGCAGAAGCTAGGGCACAAGCGGCACAATTAGAAGAACAAAAGAAAGATGCTGAACTTACTGCAATGCAAGAACATAATATAAGGATGTCTAATTTACAAACTCTTTTAAATGTTAATTCTTCTATACAAGGTGTAATGGGTAGAGATGAAGATAGATCACTAAAAGCAATAAAGGAAAAAGCTGTAAGTGAAGCTGAAACAGCAGAAGGTAGGGCAAGACTGCAATACATAGCAGAACAAAGTCAACGTAGTATGAGTATTCAAATATCAAATATGCAAGCACGTAATGCAAGACGAGCAGGAACTATTAGTGCTGTGTCAAGTTTGTTAACAGCAGGTAATCAATATTCTAAAATTGCACCGGGCACAGCCACAACATCTGTAAAATATACATCAGCAGATTTTAGAGGATTCAGATAATGGCAGAGTTTCTAAAAGCTAAAACCACAACATTTGTTAATAGACCACTTGGTATAATTAGCACAAGAACTGGTGCAGCAGAATCTTTTGAAGCATTATCTAGGGCAGGCCAACAAGCACAGCAAATGTTTTATGAGGAAGCTGTTGAAAATCAAAAAAAAGCAGGAAGGGATTATGTACAAAATCTTAGAGTGCAAGCTAGAGATGAAGATGGAAATTTAACCTATACTGAAATAGATAAGAGCCTAAGTCAGGTAGCAACAAAAGAAGCAGAACCTTTATTACGTGCAAAGATGTCTAATGCATTATTAGTTGATGCTAGTAAACAGCTTAATAAGATTCGAGCAGAGTCACCTGATGCAAAAACATTTGAATCAAAAGCAAATAATTATATTCAAGAATCAATGAAACAATTAGATAATACAGGTGGTGGTCAATATACATCTGTTTATCAACAACTAGCAACAAAAACTATGGCACAGCACCTCAATCATATGGTGCTTGCTGATGCTAAGAAAGCACAATTAGTAGATACACAGAATGCATTATTTGCTATTGAAACAGGGCTTAATGAATTATCTACATCTATTACCGAAGGTGTTGATGTGTTTGGTAATGGTGATGATGAATTTGACACAAGTCAAATGATAGATAATCTGAAAAACCAAGCCACAATGTTGTTAAATAATGGTGATATACAAGAGCCAAAGTATAGAGATATTATTAATAAGATTGAAAAAACAACAATGGATGCAATGATAAATAACAAGATTGCACCTATGAGTAACAATATGGATTTGAATGGTCTTTTTATTATAGAAGAGGCTGTAAGAACAGGTTCGGTTACTGAACAGCAAATGAAATATTTAGAAGCATATGATATTGATCAAGAAGATATAGATGGAATAAGAAACATTAGAAGTAATAGAGATTATCATGCTAGTCGAATTGCTAATATCAGAAGTCTTGTTTCGCAAAAAACTACCTTAATGAACAAAGGAAATGCAAAGCTTTCTTTTGCAATGAAGCTTGATAACAAATCAATATTTACAATGAAACCTAAAGAACAAGAAATGTATAATGATATACTAGGTGATAAATATAATGATGGTAAAGGAATAAACGCACAATGGGTATTGCAAAACTGGGATAAAGGAGATTCTATAAGTGACAGTTTAAAAGGTACAAGGCTTCCATTAGCAATAGAAAATATAT